TCCCACTTTTGACCGCGTCCCGCAGCGCCTTTGCCGTGGTCTGCTCCATCGCGCCCACCGAAACCGTCGCAAGGTTCACAACGTCGTCCAGCGCGTCCTCCAGCACCTTCCGGCCCGCCTCGTCCTTGATCTGCGCCGTCTGCTCCTTCAGCTTCGCGGCGCCCAGGCGGATGAAATACACCCCGTAAGCGCCGGCCAGCGCGATCACGGCCAGCACCACGTTCAGCAGGGCGTCGCTCGCCGCGTTGATGATGAGATCCATGTCCATGTGTCTCTGCCTCCTCTGTGCAAAAAAATAAGACTACAAGCGGAGCTTGTAGTCTTAGGATAATGGATGTTTTGTGAAATGTCCTTATGAAGCATTTCAGAGATTTATTTCTAAGAAAAGGTGTCTTCGTCCTCGTCAAAGAGATTGATCTGTCCCTCTGGATACCCGGGACCGCAGATTACGCGGACGATCCGGTCCGTCACATTGTACTTCTTTGCCAGCTCCAAATAGTTGCACCCGTTGAACTCTTCCCGGATGTGCCGGTTCCGGACGGGCCGGATCAGGGTCTCCGCCTTTGGAATGTAAGTGGTCCCGCCCCCGACGATCCGCAGCACCGTGTAAAGGTTTTCCACCCCGATCTGTTCAGCTACTTGTTTCCAGGGTCCGTCCGGGATCTCCTCCAGCTTCAGCTCCTTGATAAATGTGTCCATGCCTCCGGCCTCCTTTCCGCCCTGTCTCTCAGCCGGCGGGATTCTCGCCGGCCGTCCGCATCCAGGCGAGCAGCTTTCCCATGATCCCGACAGCCTCGCCCACGGTCATGTCCCGGCCGAACCGCCCGGCCCAGGTCTCCGGAGAGTCCAGGATGCCCGCCTCCGCCAGCGCCTCCAGGCCGTCCTTCTGGTACTGCGGATAGCCTGCCACGAGTTTCGCCCAGGCCGGCTCAGGCGTCCCGCCAGCAGGGGAGGACGGGTCCTCAGTACGGAGGATCTGCTCCAGCAGCGCCGTGACCTTCTCGCCGTACCCCTTGCCGGGGACCGCCCAGCCCTTCCCGTTGGGGTTGTCCGCCGCGCCCAGCCATTCCACGTATGGAGCCGAGCCGCGGGACACCAGGGAGAAGCGCGGGTCTACACACGCCTTTGTCAGCGCCTCCGTGGACGCGTATGCCTTGAGGTGCTGGATCTGCGCCCGGACGCCCGTGCGCGGGTCCGGGAAGCTGGCTGCCTGCCCTGTGGCGTTGCCGTTGAGCGCCCCGATGCCCGCGAAGTTGTTCATCTCCGGCGTCACGATGCCGCCGTATTTGAAATAGCCCGTCTCGTGCAGGCTCTGGGCGAAGGCCACGTCGCCCCGGACGCCTTCGGCTTTGCCCTCCTCCAGGAACATCTCCGCCAGTTCCTCCAGGCTGCACGCCGTCAGCTTCGGCGCCGGGTTTTTGCTCCGGCAGAAGAGGGCCATTTGTCCGGCCGTGGCCTGGGCCTCGCCCATGATCGCGGTCCTGCCCTCCGTGCCGGACGTGACGCCGTAGTGCTCCGCCAGCAGCTCCGCCTCCGCCTCCGCCAGCTTCTCCAGGTTCCCGTCCTGGGAGAGCCACTTCGCCGCGGCGGTGTTGGTGTGGAAGCTGTGCTCGATCAGCAGGTACAGCGGCGTGCCCACCGCCCGGGCGCCCCGCAGGACGCCGTAATATTCGCCGCCGGAGCTGTTCTTCCGGGTGGCCGTCCGCCCGGCCTGGGTAGTTCCCATCAGCTCCCCAATCTTCTTGGCGATCTTCAGGGCGATGGCGTCCGCGTTGTTCAGGTTGTCGTGGGCCCGGTAGACCACCGGATAGTCCACGCTCTCCGTCCCGCAGGCGTTGGAGTGCAGGCTCAGGAACACGTCGCACCCCTTGGACGCCGTGCCCCGGTCATACACGTCCATCTTTGTGTCGATGGTCTTCCGGGTCGTCACGACCTCGAAGCCCCGCGCCTCCAGCGCCGCCTTCAGCTTCAGGTGCAGCGACCAGACCATCGCGCTTTCATAGTAGGTCTTCACGACCGGGCTCTGGTTGTACTTGCTGCCCACGTGCCCCGCGTCCAGGCACACCTTGACCTTATTGCTCATGATCTGCTCCTTCCTCTTCGTCGGCGTGGAAGATAGGCTCCCCGTCGGCCTCGTTGATCTCCTGTCCCGGCTCCAGCGCCGGGTTGGCCGCCTGCGCGGTCTCCTTCAATTCTTTCATGCTGCTGTTCCTCCTAGATATCAAATTTGAACTGCTCCGGCGCCTCCGCCGTCACAGATACCACCCGAAAATCTCCCAGCCCCTCCAGCGCCATGGCCGCGGCCTCTTTGAGGCCCTGGAGGTCCGTGTCCGGGATATCCGCTTTCAAAATGATCGTCACCATATTGCTTACAATTTCCACACAGGAAGGATGACCTCGTCGGCCAGCTCCCCGATGGAGTAGTCGCTCCGGTCCTCCGCTTCCAGCTTCTGCAGGAACTTCTCATACTCCACCGCGATCTTCATCGCCTTCAGGATGCCCACCTGCTCCGGCGTCACCTCCAGAAGCTCCGGGGCCGTGGTGAAGCTCACTGCCCGGCACAGAGCCATCGCTGCTCCGAGACGGTTCTCCGCCAGCAGGGCCGTCCACTCCGCCCAGGTTTCCTGGGCGAACTTCTTGCGGTTGAGCCTGGGCTTGTCCGGCGGGAGGACGCCCCGCGCCTGCAGCCGTTTCTTGGCTGCCGCCCGCTCAGCCCTCTCGCGCTGTGTGAGGCGCTTCTTCTTTGTTGCCATATTCCGCCCTCCGTGCTCCTTCCCTCATGTCTCCGCCTCCTTCCGCCGGCCCCGGGCGTGGATCGCTTTCAGGGCCTCGATCAGCTTTCCGCATTGTGCCGGCCCCAGCCATTCGATCCGCTCCACCTGGAACATCCTCCGGGCCAGCCCGTTCACCTGCGCTTCGCTCCAACCCAGATCCCGCATCTCCTTATACAGCTTCCGCCGCTGCTCCACCGTCCGGGGGTCTCCGCCCTCGTCCGTCCGCTTCCGGCCCGCATTCTGCCGGGCGCTGTCCTTCATCTCCTGCAGCGCCCGGATCACACGGGAGAGCTCTCCTGCCGTCAGCTTCCGCAGGCTCTCTTTGCCTGTCTCCCGGTAGACCACCGCGTACAGGTCCTCGTCCTCCAGCCGCAGCTCCGGGGACTTGGCGATCCCCCAGACCGTGCGGATGGAGGGGGGCTTCCGCTCCACGCTCATTCCCGCCATACTGCCGCTCCCTTCCTCATTGTCCCGCCTTGATCTGCTCCAGCTTCTCCAGGTTGACCTCGTAGCCGAACTCGTCCTTCTGCTTCCACACGGCGCCCACCGCGTTCACCGTGTCCTCGCCGTACTTCTTCAGCGCGTCTTTGCTGATCTTCTCCTCCACCACGATGCAGTCCGTCATCTGCCGCGCCTTCAGCCGCCGGATGATCTCCGCCAGCTTCTCCTTCGCCTTGGGCAGGGAGACCGACGTGGAGAGCCGGAAGCCCACCTCCCCGAAGGTGAGGGTCATGGTCTTCGTCTTGCCCATGTCCGTGCGATGCTCGGACACGAACTCCTTCAGCTCATGCTCCAGCCGCGCGATGGCGTCCTTGTACGGCTTGCTCTGGTCCTCCGCCACCTTCTTCGCCCCCACGATCTGCTTCTGCATGTCGCTTTCGATGTCGCCCAGGGCGATCTGTGCCTCCGCGATCTGCCGCAGGGCGTCGTTTACATCCTCCCAGCTTTTGAGGCTCTGCGCTTCAATAACCCGTTTCCTTGCCATGTGATCCATGCTCCTTTCTTGCGTTTGCTTCTGCGTCCACGATAGCGGGCGGCGTCCGGCGCCGTCCCGCTGTCATAGAGGACATACTCTTTTGTTACCAGCAGCCACACCCCCAGCGGGGCCAGCAGCACGGCCGCCGTGATGTCCCGTTCCTCCGGGGTGCTTCCCATCCAGGCCAGGGCCGCCATGGCCGCTGAGATCGCCAGCAGTCCCGCGCCCATGAGCCTCTGCTTTCTCATGTTCATTGTCCCGGCCTCCCGTCACAGCATCATCATCGCCGACGCCTGCTGGATGATCTTCGGCGTGATCGTCGCCGTCTGTGTCTCTGCCAGGATGCGCTGCGCGTTGGATAGCGTCCGGTCCAGCAGGCGGAAGCATCCTGTCTGCGGATTGCAGGCCCGGGATTTCAGCTCCACCATCGCCTCCGGCGTCACATCCAGGTCGGACACATATCCCTCCACCTCGGACGGCGACAGGCCGCCCAGCTGCGTGTAGAAGTCCACCCGGTTCGCCATCCGTGTGAGGTAGGTCTTGATCGCCGCCTCCAGCTTCGGCTCCCCGGCGATCACCAGACCCACGTCGCTCTGATCGAAGATCCCCCGCAGCACCTCCATCTTCTTCTGCGTGTACTTGCTCACCAGCTTGTCCGCCTCGTCGATAATGAGCAGATACCCGCGGTTCGCGTTGAAAAATTCCCGAATCCCGTTCACCCGCTTCCAGATGGTCCCGTACCCGCTGGGGATTCCCACTC